CTTCCGTACAGTTTAACGTCGCGAAGCACCGACGCCCACCTGCCCATCTGTACGCCAGGAAGATATTACCTGGGCCCCTGAAAAGGAGCAGACCGAACGGTCTTGAGATTCAAGATTATGTAGGAATCCAATAGCTGATAAAGTAAACACGAGTGCCCGCCTTGCTTAAGGGCTTGTCAGTTTCTCGCCTGCGTTCGCAGAAATCAGATCATGGGGATCCTTGGGCTTAACCACCTGGAGGCATGGGTTGCCTAGTTCCAGAAGGGATCGTCTAAAACAAAGGGTTTTTGAGGCCCTTTGTCCAAAACACACGATCAACGTGTCCTGGCTAATTATTAGCTTGGTTGTATTGATTGCTTTTTAACGACTTGCTTACTGTCGGGTGCGTCCACGGGTACACCATACCACTAGGGGTGGTTCATTTTGCCTCCTTTCACATGGAGGGGTCTAGTGACAGCCAATTAAGGCAAGCACCAAAGGAGTACTATTTTAACGTCTTCTCCTAAAGATATGACGTCCAGCCAGTTAAGGCAAGAAATTGAATTTATAGATTTCCATCTAATGAGATTCACTACTCGCAGCACTTCCCTTGGTGTCTCTTGGATCGATGACAACTGGGGTATACCACGGGTAGAAAAATGTAGCATTATGAATTTTAAACGGAGTATTCACAAGGCCAGCAGCTTCATTCACAGCAATCACACTATTATATCGCAAATTAGAAATATAAGGGAAACAATTTTGAGTACCAGCGTGTGCTCTGTAGTAATAGAGATCAGGTGCAACTGCTGCAGGAACAATAACATCCCCACGATAGAATTCAAACATATTAGCAAGAATTTGAGATCCAGGTTGAAGACGCATAGTACCAGTGTTTTTATACATACAAGAACGTGGAGTAGCAGGAAAATAAATACCATTGAGAACATGAGGTTTTACAAGGGTAGAGTCTTGTCCATAATTAACTGTCAGATTTCCTTTCTCACAATACTCACGCAAAGTACAGGTCCCCTCATTCACGTAGTTGGTTGGAGTCTCCACATCACCATCATTGATGGGTCCTTGGGGATTCCACACAACAGGTGCTGATTTAGCTGCAATTTGCGGCATACGATCGAAATTCATTGATTGGCGTGGGCAAGCAAGTTGTAAATCATCACACATACGTGCTGTTATCATGACAGGGACGTTTTGTTCTACATTGTCCGGTGCCTGCATAACAGCAGCAGTACGAATCACCAACCTACCTTGTGAGCCATCTGACAGAGTCATAAACTTATCATCTACATAGGGAATAGTTATTTTGAGCTCAGAATTCTCACGAAAGTCCCAGATCACATTCCAAAAGTCATCAAGTTTATCAGGAATAGGTAAAGTATTTAGCCATTTTGGAAGAAAAGCAATTTGTAAACGTCCAGAGTGAAATTTAGTTTTGAAAGCCTTGAAAGTATATTCGATAGATCCAGAGTACATCATGAAGAAATGAGGCAAGAGAGTCATTCTACAAGTAGCAGGAGCATGTGATGGTCCCACTTCATAGAAGTGATTGATTTCTTGTCCCACTGGAAGATTAAAATCAAAAGCATAGTCGTTAGTTTGAAAGATTTCTTCAAAGGTGTTTGTTGAGTCTTGAGTATAGTCTTTATTAACGATATTCATAGCAGCAGGAACAGTTTGAGCAGAAACTTTATAATTGGTATCATATAGGGCTTGAGATAATACAACTTCACCGCCAGAGACTTTAGACGTCGGAGGGCCTTGCGGAACCCACTTTGGAATCGTCTCGAACAGGTTGGTTGGATACAAAAGCTCCACATCCTCCATCCAGAAGTACAGTTTATATTGTGTCGAATTAGAGCAAAAGTTTTCGAAGAAAGAAGCAACCTGAAAGTCACCCAAACGTCCCTCAGCAAAACATTCAAGAGTCGTGAGAAAGCGTTTGGGAGAATAATAAGGTACTCGTAATTCCACCGCAGACTCCTCACTGAGATCAATGAAGCTATGGGGTGGCTTAAGAGCATAATTCTTTATAGGAAGAGCGTTAGCAAGATTCAGAGTACGATTAACAAAACCAGGTGGTCGATAGACTAAGAAGACAGATCCAGAATCAAAAGGAGTTGCATTGACCATCACACGAGCACACATCGTAAAACGTATTCCAGTATAATTGAGCAATTTGGTGCGCACTTCCTGTTGGTCAAACAAAAGCGAAAAGTCATAGGCTTGTTGAGTCATATCAATTGGTAGTTGTGAAACATTCCCAGTTGCTATAACTCTAGGTTTTCCAAGAAATCGTTTAAGAGAAATGAGATTATCAACAGGTTCAGAAACAGCAGCTACATTAGCCCGAGCATCAACAGAAGGAGTAGAGTCCTTAAAAGTCGTAACAGATTGATCCTCAATAGATAAGGCGGCAGTTCCTTGCAGAACTTCAGATTCAGTATCAGCATTGTTAAAATCAGAATTATTTTGAGTTGGAGCAATACGATCAATTTATTGTGCGATGACATATAGGGTATTAATCTATATGCCACACAGAACCGGTAGAATAGCCTATTGTTTAAAGTCGCCACACATCCTACTATAGAGGCGAACCTCTGCGACTCACTACTATCAAGCTCTGAACAGATCTTGAGTTCATGGGTGTGATTCATACTAATCATTCATACTTAAACGGTTCATCATACAAAAGGTACATTCACACACATACAAATAATTACGTTTAATACAAGGATATTCCTTATACTTCGGTTACCATCCTGTTTCGTTTTCTCTACAGGGCGTAATGACCAAGCTTATAGCATACCTTCTCCATTGGAGGGCTTTAGCTATAAACCAGCACAGCAAATGGGCCTTGGTACAAGCAAGTCCAGGGGTACAGTTTAACGACTTGTCCAGGTCAGAATTGGAGATTCCTCTTTTCATTCATTGTGTCCATCCTTTGTTTCCGCTGGAAGGCGTAATGACCAATGCATTGCCATGCGCTCCACCTATTGCTAGGGGTGTTATAGGCAATCATCAGCACAGCTAAAGACACTCAAACTAATCGGAAGAGAACTCCTGAATACTCTTGCCAGTCATAGACCGAAAACCATTGAGTACCTCGAAACGCAATTGCGCGTAACTAGGTATCGCAGGAACCCGGTGATGGGCTGAAACAAGAGCTTCAACAATACGATGACGGTTGGTGTCATATGTTTGCTTGTCATGTAGAGCAAGCTCACGCATGGTGCACTCAACTATCAAAGGGAGAACTACAGCCTCAGGATTGTCATTTCTATACCAATTTGGTACATCCAAGACAGTCTTTAGCTGTAGGGGCCCTGTCCAACGCCCTTCCTCATCAGAGTACACAAAGTGCCTCTTTAGAAGAGTGACGTCAGTCAAGGAGCGGGTTGGTGGAACGACATTTCCAGACTTTTGTTCATCTGTATATGTCATTCCCAGATCTGTTGCTGCTTGAGTGATAGTTTGTTGATTAAAGAAACCCTTGGCTTCTTTTGAGATTCCAACAACATTATCATCTCCATAAATGACAATGGACACATTCTTCTCGAAAGAAGACATATTGGCCATGTGCCGAGGCGCAGTGCTCATATAGAACAGGCGCATCAGCATCTGGCCAATCACTGTGTTTACTGTGGCAGTCAAATACACACCCGAAGGCATGGAATGAGTCCACATATAAACGGATTGTCCAATGACATGCATGGAGAAGGCAATGTCCATCATCAAGACCTCCCTCACCATATTGCCTTCAACATCATCACCATACCAAGTGTTGATAACGTCGAGGGCAGCAAAAAGCAATTGAGCAGAAACGCTACCATCCCAATTGGAATAATCACCGGCAACAATGTTGTCACCGTGTCGCTTCAACTTAAGTGCTATGAGATTCCAATCGAAAGCATAGCAGTTGGTTCCTACTAAGCTCTCGTTTTCTATTCTCCCCTCTGCCTGAGCGGCAACGAACGCACCGAAGTACATTCGACAAGCGACAGTAAAATCTAAGGGCGACCCCGAGAAAACGCGTGTTTTCCCTTGGTCAACCTTTTCAATTGGTCGTCGCTCATCCTTCAACAGATCCATCCAGAGAGTTGGATAGCGTCGGCCGGCTAAGGCAAACTCTATCCGCTTGTCAACATGATATTCTAAGTCTGGGGAAATGGTCAGAGCATCTAAGTCCAACCACGTTCTCTTTCCCGCAGTCCTCGGCTGCTTAGTCAGCCCCCAGGGAAAACCCGGAGACGTACTAGCAGTGAGAGATTTGAAATAATCATCTCCCTCAATTCCAAAGACAGCTTCGTGAAGAGAATAAATTCTCCTCTCCCTAGACTTTGAGGTATTGTTAGAGTAAACTCTAGCAACATCCCCTGAAATGAGATTCACCAGCTCCTGTGGGAGTGGCTGAATAACCGTGCCGCATTTCTCCAAACCTTTCATCAAGGGATCCCATAAAATGGTTTCCCCATCCTTTAAAAGATTTATAGGATGCAGATAAGCTGGTTTAGTGAATGTGTCAATACAACACCCACTAATTGAGGTAGGTCGCAGCGTAGAGCCAGAACAAGTTCCAACTCCAAACGGCAACTTACCAATCGACATAAAAGCTCCTTTTGGGAGTTCTACGTCCTCGGTTGGAATTAATTCTGTTGGGGGATAGCATTGTGCTACCCACCCAACATTCTTGAGCAGATCTAATAACTTCTCATAATACACACACACAGAAAAACCAAAGCCAGCACAACCGGCAACATGCATTCCCAATATTTTCTTATCAAAAGCAGTATCACGTAAAATTAACACACTCCCGCAATCACCAGGTTTTGTCTCACCAACATATTTATAACCAGATCTATTAGTGAAGGAGATCCCAGCTGAATTTTCATAATCCGCATCCTCTGGAATCAAATCCAAATTCTGCAGACTATAAGAAGCCAGCTGATCACTTCCAACACTAGCAATTCCACAAAGTTGAGCCTTGCGGGAATGAACCTTAGGAAGGTCCATTTTTGTTACAAAATATTTGGTGATATCAGGATATTGGGGGCAGATCTTTGGAAGCTCGAGTAACATAATGTCCTCATTTTCTCCCAATGTGTTCCTTCTTTCGTGCACCTTGGCATCCGCCAATTTGAACTTGAAGAATTCCCTTCCATCCAAAAACCGCATAGTGACATATTCGGCATTACATGCATTCATCCAATGTTTATAAGTTAAAAAACAATTTCCCTTTATAAAAACACCTTTACAAATTTCAGATCCGGATGTTGTGGTCATAATTGCTTGGTTATTCCACAACTTCTTTGAGATTATATCCCAAGCATTTCCGTCGACAAGACCCTCAGGAGCAACTTGAGCATCAGCATATACTTGACGCATCGCGTCAAAGTACGCCTCAGCCTTCACGTTTCCTTCGGGTTCCATCTCAACTTTCATGCGTTGGGCTCGCGGGTCCTTCATGTTAAAACTCTCTATTTTTACCCTTTGCGCTCGCGCGTCTTTAAGGTTGAATGACTCAACCCCGACCCTTTGTTGTTTAGGGTCTTTCAGGTTAAATGATTCCGGTTGGATCCCAAGGTAGTTGGCTTGCACCTCCTGCCTTGAAACTTTACCCTCATCAAAAGCCTTCTGCCATTCTCGGGCAAAGTTCTTCTCAAACACTTTCACAGTGTCATCATCGAAAGAACTTGCTGCAAAAATGGGGGTATCATTGAGTTTGCCATGTAGACATGCATGGAAAAATCCCGGTCCCACTATCTCATCAAATTTCTTTGATGCCATTCGGAATTGGGCAACTGTGAACCTATGAGGCTCAGTTGCCATTTTCAGAATGGAATAATATTGGAACCGAGAAATAAATCCAGCCCTAGTGAACCAGAGCTTTGCATATGCGTCAATTGCACTTTCTGCTGTAAACAACACATCATTCGCACACAACGGACATTGTTTACCAATGTCATATTTTTTAAATCCTGCAGCCACCGCCAAAGAAGAAAGCATACCTTCTGGCGACATAGAAGCTTTAGGAACAAACAAACCGATTATCTTATTATAAAACACACGCACACACATATACAATAGAGAAATGAATGTTCTCATAAGAACCATCGATGCGGCTCCCGTGAGAATGAGATATACATAAGCTAAACTAGTATGAGTACCAAAAAATGAGATTATATCACAATGAATTTTCAAGTATCTCTCTCGCATTCGTTCCCAAAATGTTTCTCCATGTATTTCGTCAATGAGCTCAATCTCAGCCTTTCCAATGTAAATTGGCTTTTGATTCAACTCATCAACTTCATGTTGGAGTAACAATCCGGATTCAATAGCAGCATCAATTGCTCTACGGTAGCACACTTCTTGTTGTTGTGTGCACCCGATCCTTGAACAATTATCTGCACATTGAACAAATACTCTCCCCAATCGGAGAGCCGCCTTGTGATTAACCTTCTTATATGTAAGGTTAAACACTCCAGCACCTCGCTTGGTGTACAGTTCTATTAGTCCGTTCACCTCTTGATCAATTACTTGATCAAGGGCAAACCGTCCATAGTACATACACTTATAAGCGCGTGCAACAGCATCGAGAGAAAATTTTGATCCATCGCGGTCAGTCATATTGACCTGATGGATTTGGTAGGCGATAGTAGCTGGATATAAATATCGATTAGCTGTATCGACTCCCTTGAAAAACGCATTGCGAATTTCCTCCTCGGAGGTGAGATCACGAAAAGCTTGCATTGATTCATCATAGACCCTTATTTCCTTGCAGACGTCAGGCCAAATATATTCATTAAAAGCAGCATTCTTCTGAGCATTGAAGTAGTTGATTATAGCAAAATCCTCCTTTGAACTACGATCAGGCCAAAGCTGTGCTGGCAGTTTCCCGCTCAAATATAAGCGGTACAACTGTCCCACAACTGTGGCCTGGTCGATGTCATCGTAGAATTCTGCCAATTGGGCAGCAATGTGCATTTCTGCACAATAAAACTCACAATCCATATATTCAAAGAACTTTTGCTGTTCTTCGTCCAACGCATTTTCATCCTTGAAGCGAACCAATTCTCTATGAAGAGACTTGATCACATCTAGAAAATGGGTGCTTGGTGACTGTAATCCACTGTTCCATTTGTTGACTTCATTGACACAAAGATCATGTAGATCCTTGTAATCTCGGCCAGTTCGTGGTTCATATGGATCTTCTTCCGCCTGGGTTTCCCATTGGGTTCCTTTGGCAGAAGCATCAACCATAGCTTGAAACGTTCCATTCGCCATAGCATCATAAATGTCCTCAACAGAATGTTGAGTATAATTATTCAGCTCTTTTAGCAATTGGGCACCAGATGTCAATTTCTTCTCATAGTGAAATTTCACTAGAGAAGTAAATTCAACCCAGTCGAGTGTTTCAATGGTTCCATCAGGTTTGTTAGTCCTGAATAGATATACATTTGGATCAAATTTGCCTTTGCACTTGGACGTGTCTAACATCTTTATTGCACCATTACTTCCAGTAGCATCTTTAAGAAACTCTGGTTTCACATCAACTTCAGCTGTTATATCCATCCTTCGGAAAAACGCATCCGTAAAAGTCAGAGATTGAATCATAGGCTTAGCAGAATTGCTCGTCAACAGCACACATCGCGGATGAAGAAAGGTTTTACCCTTTTCTTCAAGAGACGCCATGTGGGCTGGGTAAGGAACAATATTTGCCAAGCGAATTATCTCAAACAATTCCGGATTCGGATTAGCTGCAGAGTCTCGCTGTTGAGCAAAATCATCGTAGCAAAGAAATGGTTGATCATTCCTTGCTCCATCCCAATACTCATTTTCGGCGCATCTCATATAAATCAACTTGGACCAGTCTTTGGGATCAAAGTCTGGGTCATGTCGAGCCAACTCGATGAAAAACGGCACTGTCAATCCAGATTTGCCTTTTCCTGAAGTACCATGAAGGTACACCATTAGAGGTTCAGCACGTGGTCCTGACGTAAAGCCAAGATGTGCTAATTTAGTATTCAATGATGAGATTGCACTATGAATTGTAGCTACATATCGAACTATCGCTGGATCAGATCGTGTTGAATTGAGATTCTTGATCACAACTGTACCTTTAACGTAACAGTTCATGACACGATCAGAATATGCACTCGTATACGTAACTTCAGTCAACTTTTCAGTCAAAATGGCATTAGCCTCTTTAACCCAATCATCAACCTCAGTAGGTAAACCAGAGTGAAGTGGACTTTTCAATCCCAGAGATTTGCAACAAATTTCAAAAGCGCTCCTAAGGGCGGCGGTGACATATGAGTAGAGGTCACCTGCACCCTTTATCGCTTTTGGAAAAAGGTCAATTCTCCTTAAAACAGAATCAAAATCCTGTTTTTGAGGGATTCGTTTCAGTAAGATAGCAACTATTAGACTTACTAGCCCAGCAGTAACCTTCAATACTGAATCAGCTGGTCCTTGGGGTCGCCACTTTGGTAGTTTCCCAAGTAAATAATCCACAAATTCTGTCATGCAGGGCAATAAATCTCGAATAAAATCTACCGCCCATTCTAGCACGCTGGAAACATCTATAAAGCGAGCTAAAAATAAACCCACTGTGGCCAAGCGTGCTGCTACTGAATCAGTGGCGTTCCACACTGTGAACACGGAGATTGCGCCAACACAAATAGACATTATTGTGTCAGCTCCAGGTAGGTGAGTAGGAATATCGGCAATAAATTGCTTCAATTGATCAACTACACCTGAGATCTTTTGTCCAACTTTCACTACTTCTTCAGAGGCAGATTTGACGCTATCGGTGACAACTTCAACTTTCTCTTTAGCATAGTTGATAGCTGGCTCAACTTTCTTCGTGAGATTCTTATCCGCTGCCGCGTATATACGCTTTAGTGGATTCCATGATGTAGCATACTCGTGCATTTCCCAATCATGAATGACTGAGTCAACAATTTCGCTATTGTTCAGAGTTATTGTGGGTCCTTGAGGGGCCCAAGGGTCTGAACAATCATGATATTCAAGAGGTTCCGCAGTTCCCACTAATGAGGACTTTGGAATACAGATCTGAGAAGCATAACAGGAACAATGAAGCCAATTACGCCTATGTGAATATGATTCAAAGACCAAGCCTGAATCACATTCTTTGCAAGTATATTTACCATCATCATAGTAAAAATCCTTACAATATTTGCAATAAAAAACAAGGATTTTAATATCTCCTTGTTCGCAGATCCTATACCCACCTTCAAACCTCTCAGTGTATTCGGTGGGTCCCTGACATTCCCAATTCAACTTTTTAAGGTCAGATTGGGCTTGTCGATTGCTTCCATTGAGGCAATATTTGCATCGTCCAAAGTCTCGAAGAGTGGGTGTCACTCTACGACAAATGGGACAAGTCAATAAGCCTCCTTCACGTTGAGGATTATAAGGACACACTATCCATTTGTGAGATTTCCCACAGAATTGTGTGTGCTTGTTCTTCAGTCCCGAGCCTTGCTTTTTAGGGCGTGATTCGGGAAAATCCTCTTCGAATAAGGCAGATTTTCTAGCCTTAGTTACTAGATAACTAGTCTTCTTGGCGCTATCCAAGGTTCGGTTGGCGGGGCTTCCGCTTCGATTCAAACTCTCGAAAACGTTATGAATTTTAGTTGTAGCCATATTGAAAAATGAAAACAAAAAGAAATGTTTAAGAAGTTCAATTGCAACCAAACAAATAAAGTTTGCAACCTAGCCATTTACTCGTGGCCATATTAATAAAGCTTCTTTTGTTCAAGAGAGAACGCAGCACGAACCAGGTCCAGGTGTTCAATGTGCATTTATCCGCTGGAGCGGCAAACTTTATTACTACGCGAGGTGAAAATGTATTGAAATACATCATGAGTTATTGTGGTTTGATACGGCAATAGCTTCTCTACATCGTCAGCACACAAAATGTCGTTCTTATGGTGAGACATCGGCAGATGAGATAGACTATAGCTAACAAACATTAACAATAGAGGTCATAACATATACCAAACATAAAGTTCAAAGTAAGAAAAGATAGATTAATATTTTTGTATTTTCTAAAATTTTATATAAACTATATAATATTTACAAAATCGGCAACAGTAAAACAGTATTTAAAGATACGATATTCATAATTCAAAATTAAAGTGTGTCCTAGTCAAGTTATAACGAACAACACTCGCAATTGAATGAAAGCAAAAGTCTTAATCCAATTTCATCCAGGGCTTCACACATTTGTAATGGCATAGTTTCCTGGGGCAATAATCCAAGCAGTTAAGTTGGGTTAAATGATTTGATACTAGTTAGCCTCGTGTATCAACCGAGGGGCTCTTTCCAACCACGGGTGACCTTTGACGATTTTGGTTGCCATATGTCACTGTACACACACCATGTTAAAAGAATACTCCTAGGGCTTGAAGCCCT